AAAACACCCACAAAAAGAGCCCGGAGGCAATCCACTGGGCCGGGCATGCGACCCGCTGGGGCTTTACCGTCAACCTGTCCGCGGATGATGCGGGCGAAGCGGATGCCCTGGCCGAAACCGGGTTGCCTGTTTGTGCAATCGTGCCGATAGATTGCCCAGAGAAAACCGAAACCCCAGCGGGCCGCACAATCATTGTTTGCCCTGCCCAGTCCCGGGATGATGTCGATTGCGCCTCATGTGGGCTCTGTGCCCGCGCTGACCGCCGCGTGATTATCGGGTTTCGTGCTCATGGCACCCGGGCCCGCGTAACCGATGCCAAAGCCCGCCGCGTAATTCCAATTGTGAAAGGATAAACCATGACTACTGATGAACTCGAGCGGGCCGCGTATGCCCGGGGGGATGTGACTATTGCGGGCCTACTGGCCCGGATCGCTGATCTACAGGCCGCGCTGGGGCGGGCCACTGCCCGAATAGTAACCCTCGAAGATTTGATTCCTGAAAACGAAGATCTGCGCGCTGAGGTTGCCGCATTAAGGCACGATTTAGCATACCCGGGGGACCCCGATTGATCCTAGTTGCATACCTGACCTTTTTATGTATTGCCGGACTAATCGCTTGGCTGCTTGATCTGTAACCCCTAAACCCTGCCCCCGGTCAACCCCGGGGGCTTTCCATTGGACCCTAATATGACCGATAAACAATTTTCCGCTGACCTACTGGCCTTCATGGGGCGCCGCGGGCTATCCGAAACCCGGGCCGCTGACCTACTGGGGGTGCCGGTGTTTACCCTTCGCAAGTGGACCGCGGGCCAGCGGGCACCTAATGCGGCCGCGGTGCGACTGCTCGAGGTGCTGGGGATGCTTGACGCCCTAGCCCCTGCCCTACTGGGCGCCCTTGAGCCAGCGGCCGCGGCCCCTGAGCCGGTTGCTCACGTTGGGGAAGTCCCGGTCAAACCGAAACGCTCACGTAAGGGAAGTCCCGGCTGAACCAGTTGCTCACGTTGAAAAAGTCCCCGTCAATCGTCAACCCCGTACACCCGGGGCTTTTCCTTCGTTGACAGTTTGTAAATCTCATCGAGTTGTCGCTGCTTGGCTTGGATGACCTTTTTCCTGTAGTCACCGAACTGCTGGGCCAAGTTGGGGTTGATGGCCCACTGGGCATAGTGCTGGTTTTCCTTGGTGCCATCATCCATGCGGATCACCCAGCCAGCCACCTCAAGCACCTGCATCGCGTTGAGCACCATCTGATCAGCCTGCCACGGGCCAGCCCCGTCAAGCTGCCTACGGGCCGACCGCTTGATCTCCGACATCGTGATCGTCTGCCGGTCACAGTAGTGGATGATGTGATCCGTCACCCAGGTGTCGAAACTACTCGAGCCGCCCACCTCGCCGAAAGCATAGCGGTAAGCCGGGATCAGGTAGGTTCTAAGGAACCGGACCACCCTGTGGACAACATCAACATCAACCTGTGGGCAAAACGGGTTCTCCATGACATGGAACAGCAAGATCAAGCGCCCCGCTGTGCCCTCGAGCTTGCCAAAGGCCGTCATGAACACGTCGCCACTGTGCAGCAACCGCTCGTCCTGCTTCGTGCCCTCATACCACGCTTGGAACTCGCGATAGGCTGTGAACGCTTCTGTGGATAACTTGTAGGTTTGCGCCGGCAGGGCGAAGGTCAAGCGCAGCAGGTTCTCCCACCCTGCCGCACTTGTCATGTACTCGGGGATGGGGTTACCCAAGCGCGTCTTGCTGCCGCGCAGAACAGCGGGTATAAACCGCTGCAACAGGCCATCCGCTGCGAGAGAGGGTAGGCTTTGCCTAAAAACCGTAGGCTGGATGTTCCCGTAGATGCTCACGGCCAGGTTTTCGGCATGGATCGAGCCAGCCCCTACCCGGTCCATCTCGTAACGCTCCGACTCGTAAGACACTACCCAGGCGCTGCGGTCCTCACCTGTCGTCTTATCGGTCAACTTGCGCACCCACGAATTCATCTCGTCCAGATGGCACAGCAACCCCCTAGGCCGGTCAGCGGCCGAGCGCACCAGCTTCTGACTGGTGATGTCGCTCACGGTGATTTTGACCGCCACGGGCTGCGGGGGCATCTCGGGCACCGCCGGGGGCTGGCCCCCAAGCATGGCGTCAGGTGAGGCGCTGAACTCGAGAAACGACTTCTTGGCGCCCGCGTATGCCGCCTCCTTGCCCTCCCACTCGAGCAGTTCCTTCTGATATCGCGGCCGGTCCTCAGCCTCGATGTCCTTGAGCGGGGAGAGCATGGGCCGGCTACCGGGTGACTTCTTGTCCGCTGGCTCACCCAAGGTCATAAGCCACAGCACCGGGGGCACACGAAAGCCCGGCATGAGTTCGAGCCGGGTGCGGGCGTCAATGACCCCGCAGACAGCGGCCAAGCCAGCGAACAAAGGGACCAAAGGGTCGCATCCCACCGAGTCGCTGACCTCCCGCGCCCGGGTCTGAAGCACCGCGGGCCACAGAGACAAGTCCATCTCTGGCGGCGCAGGCCGCAGGCTCTGCATGATGTCCGTCGGCGGCATGGGTGCCTGCTCGACCGTCTTGAACAACTCGCTGGCGTCCGGTGTAGGACGGACCCAGCCGGCCTTGCGGGCAATGTGAAACAAGGTGCCCAGCTTCACCGCTGTGACCTTGTCAGTCTTAAACGACATCCACTGCTTGACGATCTCCCGCTCGCCGGGGTACTTGCCCGAGGGCATCGACCAGTCGTTCCACAGCGCCAGCGCCTGGTCAAGCTCATCGAGCTGGGTGCCGGCCCAGTGCAGCGCCATGCCCACGTTGATCCAGTCCTCGCGGGGGCAGTCGGGGCTGATGAACTCGAGCGCCTGCTGGATCTCTTCCCACGAAGCGTCAACATTGCCCTCTATACCGATATTACGAACCTTATCGAATTCCAATAAACTCTGCCAGATGTCAAGCAGCTGCTGCGGTATCGTAGGCAGGCGCATCCAGTTGCCATCGCCCGCCCAGGTGTAGGGCTGCTTGGTGTCAGGGTGGATGCTCGGCGGCAACACGTCCTGCACCGTCAGACCATTGGCCGTGGCGCAGCGCAGCTCGTAGGCGGTCACGCCGTCCACAATGATCTTCTTACTCGGCAGCGCCAACCCGAAGGGCATCTGATAGAGCAGCTTGCCGTGGCCCGGGCGGCCACTGTTGACGACCACCGCGTCAGGGGCGGCGTAGAGCGCATCGAGGTCAATACCCTGAGCCACCGTGATGCCCCAGTCGTCGATGTCAAAAGCCATCGTGCCGCTGTACGCATGAGCCAGGCCGATGCCGTAGCCTTGGGGCAGATCACCCTGCGTCTTCAGGGCGTTAGGCTTGAGGTTCCAGCCAGGAGTGCGCGGCCCCTTGGTGCCCGGTGGGATGGGCACAAGGCTCCAGCCGTGCCGGATATAGGCGTCAACTGATGCCGGATGCGATTGCACGTTTGGTAAAGCTGTCATACACTTGGCCCGTTGGTGATCGCAGTTGCCGACAGTCTCCTAATCAGACCCTCTTGATCGCCCCGGCTAACCCCCGGGGCGTTTCTTTTTCCGCTTGTCATTTGTCGCTCCAAAATTTTTTACCTGACCTGTTGCACATCGTACCTCACCTGTGCTACGATTGCAAGCATCGAAGTGAGGAATTTAAGCGATGACCACACCCAAATCTGTGTTCTTGACCGTGCGAGTCGCGGGCAGTACACGCACCAAGTTTCACGCCAAGGCACGCAAGTACGGGCAACCGTCGAGCGTACTTCGTGAAATCATCGAGGCGTTCATTGAAGACCGTCTCTCCATCATCCCCCCTGTAAACCGTAAGGAAAATCTTTATGTCCCTCGAAGCCAAGATTGATGCTCTGACCGCTGCTGTGGTTGCCCTGACTGCCAAACTGGAGTCCAGCAATGTAGCAGCCCCTGCGCCCCAAGTCATTACCTCCGCAGCCCCCGCCGCTTCTGTGACGCTGACTGTGCCAGCCCCAGTGGCCGCTCCTGCCCCGGTGGTGGCGATGCCCGCGCCGCCCAGCTTCGCACCTGTAGCCCCGGCCCCAGCCCCCGCCGGCGCACCGTTCAGCGACCCTAAGGGGCTGATTGACTACGTCATGTCGTCCTACAAGGCGCTTGGCCCCCAGAAGGGTGCCCAGATTCAAAATGTTCTGACCAGCCTGGGCTACCAGAACATCAACGATATCAAGCCCGAGCACTACGGTGCTCTGTTCGCTGGCGTTGAGGCACTGAAATGAGCGGCGGGCCAGCGTTTCCCACTGAACGGGCGCTGCCCGAGCAGCGGTCCGGCATGACGCTCAGGGACTACTTCGCGGCCAAGGCGATGCAGGCAATGGTTCCACTGGAACGTGTTACACCACAAGTCGCTGCTTCTATTGCGTACACGTTCGCCGATGCTATGTTGAAAGCGAGGGAATCATGACGATTAATCAAAACGCCGTGTACAAAACACCAACCGCTGACCTCCGGTTTGTTAAACAGTACACCTATATTGAAAAATCATATGAAAAAGTCACACCCGGTCCAGTGAAGTTGATTCTTCAGCAAAAATGGATCGATCCGACGGACCCTGAAGACTTCCAATGGCGCACTGTGCCAACCGTTGAGGTGGCTGAATGAGCACCCACGCTAACCTGTCACCCTCCAAACGGCATCGTTGGGCCTTGTGCCCAGGCTCGATCCGCGAGGAGGCCAAGTACCCCGATGAGCGCAGCAGTCCGGCTGCGATTGACGGCACCCACAGTCACACGCTGCTCGAGCAGTGCCTGAAGCGCGTTACCGAAGCCGACTTCTTTGTCGGCAAAACGCTGACTGATCATGACGGTGAGTTCATCGTAGACGCTGAACGTGCAGCCCGTGTGCAGATTGCACTGGACTACATCGATCAGCGTGCCGCTGAGTACAACGGTCTGTGCGAAGTGATCAGTGAGACGCATGTCGATCCTGCTTACCTGCTGGGCCGGGACGACCTGTCGGGCACCGTGGACGTTCAGATCATCGGTGGCGACACCCTTGAGTTGATCGACTACAAAGACGGCATGGGTGTGGTGGAGGCCGAGGGCAACATGCAGCTTGAGCAGTACGCCTACGGGGTGCTGGCAGGCTACAAGCTGCCCATCAACGGCAGCTACCCGGTCAAGACAATCCGTATGACCATTATCCAGCCCAAGCTGGCGCTCAGAGGCATGAGCCCGATCACCTCGCATGAGGTATCGGTTAGTGACTTGTTGAGCAACATCGGTACAATCGTGGTGCAAGCTGCTGCAACTGACAAACCAGATGCGCCGCTTGTTCCGGGTGACAGTCAATGTAAGTTTTGCCGCGCCAAAGGCTCCTGCGCCGCGCTGGCAAGTAACGTAATGAAGGAGGTCGGAATCATGTTCCAACCCGTTGTAAGCCAAACCTTGGATGTCGCGCAGCAATCAGCCGACAAAGATCCATCGACAATGGATGACGCTCAGATCAGACAAATCCTCGAGGCTGCTCCGCTAATGCGTCAGTTGCTCGAAGGGGTCGAAGCTGAAGCCCTGCGCCGCTTGCAAGCCGGCCAAACCATCCCCGGCCTCAAGCTGGTCAATGGACGTGGCTCACGCACCTGGGCGCTGCCCGAGGAGCAGATGGCCGAGAAGCTGGTCAAGATGGGCATCCCCAAGGGCGCGATCTACGAGACGAAGCTGGTCACGCCAGCCAAGGCCGAGAAGCTGACCTGGGAGAAGCGCGACGGCACCAAGGTGCAACTGACTGACCGGCAACTCAAGACGATGGAAACCGAGTACGTCGTCAAGATGGCCGGCAAACTCACCGTCGTCCCCGAATCCGATGGCCGACCGGCTGTCGTTCTCAATGCTGCGCCACTCTTTAGCGCAGTTGAAACCCTGCCCTCGTGGCTTTCTTAAACTGGAGTAACTGTAATGTCCGACATCATTTTTCTGTCCAACGTCCGTCTGTCTTTCCCCCACCTTGCTGAACCTCAGCGCCAGGTTAACGAGCAGACTGGTAAAGAGCGCATCTCGTACAACTGCGAGTTCATCATGCCGCAGGACCATCCTGGCTTCCAGCAGTTCATGCAGAAGTACGGCGCCTTGGCGCTGGACAAG